GACATCAATTCAGGAACTACTATCGCAGAGTACAGGTCGCCATCGTCATCATGATTTTTTTTTCTGAACATGTATTAAATATGAACAGTTCTTCAATCTTCATAGGCGCTTCGGTGTCGGGCATCGCGGTTATACTTGGGTTGATTTTTACCCTAAATCGCTCGTCCGATGACTCTAACAATACCACAACTACTACCCCTACTGGTTCTACCGTAGTGCTCGATGAAAATGGCTATGTCAGATTGATATAATTTAAAATAATTGTGTAATGTATAATGAAAAACCGAAAGCAAGCCATTACCATCGCGTTGCTCATCCTTATCGTCGTCGCGTACACGTTTTTGTTCAGGCGGAATGATACGTACTTAACACCTGAAATAAAATGTTTAAGCAGTGATGCCCCGACGTGGTGTCCCGATGAATATAGTATGGCGTATTCATCATCAGCAGCGAATGAACTTGACCATACCTTTTACAACGAAGAGACGGGTCTGTGCAACGATGGTACGCGTGATTGCGTATATATCGAAAAGTATAACGACCAACGAATTCTCCAAGGCGTTTTCAATGGCAACAATGTGGAACTCGGTCAGAAGTTCTTAGACGACGTCTACGCCGGCAACCTCACTATTAGTGAGGAGACCATTGCTCAAATTAAAGAAGGAATTAAATTCGAAAATGGTGTCATGAAATTTAAAAACAACCCCCAAGAAGATACTTTTGATACAGTTAAAGTAGGGTTTTCGACGGCGGAGGAAACAAGACAACTTTTAACGCAGGGAATTGTAGTTATACCACCATCATTGTTTCTCCTCTATCTTGCGATATATTTCAGATTTAATAACTTACCGAAGCCAACGCTCAGGTATGAATTGAAGTCGCTTCTGAGCATGGCACAACTGAGGGCTTTGCCACCAACAGCACCGGCACCGGCACCGGCACCAACACCAACACCACAGCCACAGCCACAGACAAACGTAGGCTAGCCATTTTTTTCTACACTGGTATTAAATGTTTCTTGATCAAGAGAATCTCAGACCGGTCATCATCGCGATGGCGCTGTACATCGGCATTGTCACCATTGCCCCCCGAGTGGTCAAGAAGAGCACGGGCATCCAACCGGTGGATGACCTCATCATGTACATCCTCGCTCAGAAGGACAGCATGATGCAAGGAGCTCTATTCGTCGGTCTTCTCGTGCTTGCTACCAATTACATCGGTGAAGAACTCATGTAAGACGTTCTCCCTTCCCACGAGATTTTTCGTGTGCGTGTGGTCCATGTATCGCAAACGTTTGTCAAATGCGTCTCTCATGAACTCCAAGAGCTTGACCGGGTCTGGCTTTCCCCAGTGCATACCCTTTTTGAAGAGAAAATCATCTCTCTCGAGCTCTTGAAGTTCACACGGTACCAGGTAGGGTGTTTTCACGTACTCAGGGGCTCCACCGAAGTCGGTGATGATGACCGGCTTGTCTCGAAGGGCGGCTTCCACGGGTCCCATGCCAACGCCCTCCGATTTACTGAAGGATACGTAACAGTCTCCGCGTCGGTGCACCTTCTCCTCCATGTCCTCGTCGGAGATGAGGCCATTGATGATTTCAACTCTCGGCAATTTCACTTCCACATCCCGAACGCACGTCGCCTTGACGAGCAGGCGAGACTTTGGTTCGTTCAGGCGCACGAAGGCTTCGAGGATGGCGTTGAATTGTTTGCGGTCGTCGATGACGTTTCCAATGTGATAGAAGGTGTACGTCTCTGGAGCTGTCACGTGGGCGTGGACGACGTAAAACTCCGTATCTGGAAACTGGCGCGAGAACACCTCCTGACAGAACTCACTCGGCACGGCCACTCTCTTGAAGTGCTCGAACAGGAGACCGTAGTATTCGTGCACCTCCGTGGTTTCACACACCGTCATGAGGGCGAGATTTTTCACGCGACTCTTGATGTATGGGATTTGTTCGAGAGTCTGTGGGATGGGGATGGTGAACAACAGGCCGTGTTCACTCTCTGGAATTTCGGACCCGATGACGTGATAGGTTGCATCTGGGAACAGGGCGAGATATTTGCTCGCGTGTTGCCCGATACCAGAGAGGCGGGTGGGTCCGATGAAAATCATCTCTTATGTTTTAAAGATTATCTACGCTTTATGTATAATAATGGACGCTCTCATTCAAGAAATCCAGGCCGAACGCGCTCGAGCTCGAGTGGACAAGGACAGGCTCTATGAGATTCTCGCAAAGATGGCAGAACTTTCGGCAACCACTGGTTCCAGTGCGGGTCCGCGAGGAGGCCAAGGACCCCAAGGACCCCAAGGACCCCAGGGACCGCAAGGGCCTCCGGGACCCCAAGGTGTTCGTGGTAAACCCGGTACGTGCGAGTGCAAGTGCGTGGCTGCGGCAGCGTCTCCGGCGGTTGCCGAACCCCCAGCTGATGAACCGGTCAAGGCTGTTAAAAAGGTTACTTTGAAAAAGTAAAGGCGTCATTTCGCGACGCACGGAGAAATGGGATACGAACTCGATGAGATGGTGTTCATCACGGTCGGTCGGACGATACGTCCAGGACAGATAATGGACATCAGAGGCTCTAAATATCTAGTGGAGTTGTATCACGACGGGGACAACGCGGTCAGTCAGAAACGCCACCAATACTGGCGTAAAGAGGGGGACATCTCCCTGTTTACGTTTGAACTATGGTTTCGTCATTACGACTCGTGTCCAAAGAGCGCGTTCAAAGCATACAAAGAGGCGGGGGGGTACGTCCCGTCATTTAGGATGCGGGCCGTCGGCCCACGAACCATAGCCAGCCACCTAGAATAGACGCGACGATCATGACTAAATAAATAAATGGATACTTTTTCTTTTCCTTGTCTTCCGGTTCGGGTAACCTGTGCACGTTCTCGTTGAGTGTATCAATCTTCGAACACAACTTTTCGAGGAGTTGAATGATTTGTACGTCTTTGTTTTTGGGTTTTTCTTTGACGTCGATGGTTGTGATTTCGAGTACCATGTGCCACGACGCGCTCGGTTGGAGTGGGAGGTAATCCCCATCATCTTGGTATTCATATATTTGAAAGTTGAGATGATTAATACTTATTGGATTGAAGTACTGCGTGTTTCGAGGGAAAGACTTCCACTGTTTGTCTCGAATCACCACACCGTTTGACCCACCGAAGTGACGCTCGAGGGGCACGCGCGCGAACACCATACCCTGTCTCTCGTCTAATAACTGAGCCACTTTGGGTATGTCCGGACACACGATGTCCACGAACTTGGCCACGTTCGTGTTCAAGTTTGAATCGTTCGCACCAATCTGCGTCAGGTAGAAATCGACCATCTTCACTCCGACGACGCGACTGATGTCGGACACGTGGGTGTTTGATTGGAGGGTCAGGTCCACCGTGAATGTATTGTTGGAACCACGAACGAAATTAGAATCCACGATGATGTATTCAGTTTTTTTGGGTAAATCCCCCAGTGACGTCGTGGTCATATGAAATGTTCATAGAAAATAATGGACCACGATTTATACATGTTCTCGGTCCTGGAGCATAAGATGCTCCTCGAGTTTTGCACGATGTCGGGTGGATGGCGTGTGTACGGTGATAAAACCAACGTGTCCAAGGGTGAGCACCGACGATATTTCAAGTGCACCGCGGTCAAGGGGTGTACGGGTCGTCGTGTGTGTATTTCAGAAGTTGGGGGAAACCTTAAGAAGGAAGAGCAGTTGGACGTGCACTGTCTTAATTGTCCCCGTTATCCGCGAAAGTCAGAAGATTCATAAAGTCCAAGAAGTAATCGAGGGTCGCTTGAACGACGTCACCCCCGTAGTTGCGCTGCATGATGGCGTTGGTGTCGACGACCACGAAGAGACCGAACAAAAAGGCACCAAACTTTTTACCATCCATACCCGTGAACAATCGGAAGACGAGGAGACCGATGAGGGCCACGAACATGAACATGTACATCGACCGAAGGTCCAAACCGACGGCACCGCTGATGAAACCCACGATGGCAAGGGCGAGGAACACGCGCACCACCTCTTCGAGGAGTTCACTCGATGGACGATTCTGAGATAAAATGGCTCCAGACACTGCACTGAACGCGGTGAGGAGGGCGAACCGAACAGGGAGGGATGCGTCGACAAAGGCTAGGGTGAGAATCAACGCAAACGAACTGACGACGTAGAGGAGGAGGTTTCTTCGCACACTCTCTTCCACGAGGGGGTTGCGAGCAATGGTGAGGGCCAGACCCGTCTGAAACACAAGATTAGCGAACACTTGACCTATGAACATATTGATATAAAAGAATAAAATTATTTACAAACTAAAATGGTCTTCCTTTATGCCCGAGCATTCTGTCGTAAGTTTCCTGAAACCTTTGTGTACCGATACGTCACGGGGACGGCCGTGGACGTCTATCATATCATGTTGGCAATTGGTCGCGTCCTTCGTCAGGTTCCTGATTACATGATAGACCACTACAACGAGAGTGACCAAGCACTATGGTGGCGCATGCTCCCGCATGGTTTGAAGAAGTTTATCCTCGATGTTGAAATTGAAAAACTTTCTATGGAAAGAACCCCCAGATGTAAAAAGTCTGACTAAATCATACTCATACAATGCATGGCTCTAGTATAAGATGTGCCATGGATATAGTGGATAAGTATTCTCAAAGTATGAGTGACAAGGACTATCTTGATTTATGTAACTGGCTTATGCTTCAACGACGAGCCAAGAATATCGTGGACAAGTATTCTCAAAACATGACGGACCAGGATTATCGTGATTTATCTAACTGTCTTATGCATCAACATTCCCATCGTAAGCGGACTTTACTACGACCCATTTACTATGAGGGTGTTATTTTTGTTTTAACGAGATCGTTATTTATTCAGCATATTATTTCATTTATTATAGGTATCATTCGTCGATGTCTGTAATATAACCGTCCTTCCCCATGAGTTGGATAGTTTTTACGAATCATATCGTTTGTGGTTGAACTCTACGTACATCATCGTTCAACGTCGTCTTTGTAATGAACTTCTTCGTCTTTGTTGCCCCGAGTGATAGATACCCCCCAAAAAAATTTTTGATACATGATGAAGTCGGTGGACCCCCATTACCCCCCAAAATTTTTTTTCAACTTTTACGGATACATGATGAAGTAGGTGGACCCTCATTAGTATTCCATCATGACTAAAAAAAGTTGAAAGTACCCCCAGTTACCCATAGACTTTTACGGATACATCATGAAGTAGGTGGACCCCCATTTGACCAAGAACCCCCCAAAAATTTTTTTGAACTTTTACAGATACATGATGAAGTGAGAGACTCTCATTAGTATTACATCATGACTAAAAAAAAGTTGAAAGTACCCCCAGTTACCCATAGACTTTTACAGATACATGATGAAGTAGGTGGACCCCCATTAGTATTGGATGACCAAGGATTGGTGTTTCAACTTTTACAGATACATGATGAAGTGACAGACCCTCATTAGTATTGGATGACCATGAACCACCCAAAAATTTTTTCAACTTTTACACATACATCATGAAGTAGGTGGACCCTCATTAGTATTGGATGACCAAGGATTGGTGTTTCAACTTTTACAGATACATGATGAAGTAGGTGGACCCCCATTAATTAGTATTGGATGACCATGAACCCCCCAAAAATTTTTTGAACTTTTACAGATACATCATGAAGTAGGTGGACCCCCATTAGTATTGGATGACCATGAACCCCCCAAAATTTTTTTTCAACTTTGACAGATACATCATGAAGTGAGGGACCCTCATTAGTATTCCATCATGACTAAAAAAAAGTTGAAAGTACCCCCAGTTACCCATAGACTTTTACAGATACATGATGA